ATCGCCTGGTGGAATTATTATTACTTAATCATGTTTTTATGGGGGACAACCTTTTAGGTTCCCCCCATATATTTTTAATTGGAGTATATTATGAAAAATAGTATTAAAGTAGATGAGCTGCGTAAAGAAAAAGAAAAACTTGAAGGAGATCGCGCTACTCTGAATGAAAGGTTACAAGCTATTAACGCTGAAAGAGAACGAATCATTCAACAAATAACAATGATTGCAGGAGCATTACAGACTCTTAATCATTTTATTGATAAAATAGACCCTGAAGTTGATTTAGAAGATGAAATTGACTTATCAAATGAAGAAAAATGATATTTGATGATTTAAATGATGATACTTTCCTCATGTTCGCCATGAGGGAATACAACAATATGCAATGTACAGACATTGAAGAGTTTTATGATGATTTAAAAAAAATTAAATATATCAAAAGGCTCTTTAATTCTTATAAAAATAATGGTCAGTTAAAAGAGAGATTGATACTGAATCATTTTATTATATTTTATAATGTTTTTACTTTACATGCGGGCACACGTATATTGTTTTATAAAATCGAAAAAGATTTTTGGCCGATGTTAAAGACTTTTTTAATTTATTTGGATCGAATGCCAGATAAAATAGACTCGATTAGAGGAGAAACAATATTTTCATCTGATATTCAATTGGATGCTGGTATTATTACTCGACTAAGAACAATAAAGGTTTAAATGACAGTATTAAAAGAGGGTATGGTTGGCGGAGCAATGAACTTATATTTCATATATAAGTTTTTGCGAATATTGACTACTCCATGGGAAAATACTGATGCCTTTAAATTGAATATTATTGATGCCAATGGTAAGATTCTTATTAAAAAGTCTAAGTTAAAGACCATTGAAGAAAAAGAATCTTATACTATGATGCATCGATTAGTGTGGAAACTTAAAAGATTAATGGAAAAGGTACCATTTGGCAAGTCTCGCCTTGCTTCTTATGCGGCCGCTCTATGGTTAATCAAAGAAGAAAAGAATTTTACTGGCACTAATGAAGAACTTCAAGAATCGTTTTTGTCTTTCTTAGAAACTAATTGGAAAAACGAAGCACTTATTCTCAAAGAAAATTACGAGGGAGATATGAATAAAAAAACATACGGCAATTTGAAAGAAAATCTAAATGAGGCTGATAAGGAAGCTCTTAAACGTGCATTAGCAATATCAAAATGGAAGAAGGCTGGTGGAAAAGTAGATAAACAACCAGACAATATAGAGAAGTGGTGGGGGCAACTGTCACCAGCAGATAGAAAACGAGCAGCAACTATTGCTCAATATAAAAAAGAGAAAAAACTTTCCAAAGAAGAAGTTGAGATTGATGAATCTACAAAAGAATATGCTAAATCTCTTGAGAAAATAGCAAATGATAGAGCATTAAAAATGCTTACTAAATCCGAAAGAGAAAATCTAAAAAAGATTGCAGACCTACTTTCCAAAGAAGAAGTTGAAATTGATGAAGTATTAAATGTTGGTAAAATGTCAGATAAAAAATTAAAAGACTTTATTGGACAATTTGATCCAGATGAACGTATGGGACAAGCAGCTGCAATGCAATTAAAGGCTGCCAGAAAAGAAGCACAGAAACGAGGATTAAAATTAGAAGAAGTTGAGAAGCGAGGAATTAAAGAAGAAGTACTAGAAGATGGTACAGACTTAATCGTACAAAAATATAAAGAAGTTACGCCAGGCGAAATTGATGAAAAACATGGAAAACCTCATCCCAAAAAGAAAATGTCGTTTAAACTAAAACAGTTTAAACAGATGAAACCAAAGAAAGCAAGTTCTAAAAAATCTAAAGTAGATAAAGAATTTGCATTTGGAATATCAAGAAAAGGTGGATCTGGTGTTGGTAGTGGATATGGTAAGAGAAGTGGAATGATGTTCAATGGTGAAGGAACAATTCTTCAAATTACAGATGTTGACCAATGGTCTACAGAAATTTACAAAGGAATAGATGCAGGATGGCGATCTGTTTCAAAATCTACTTTAGGTGGTGATAAAAATGTTGCCATAATGATAAAACTTGCTATAGAACCAGAAAAAGATTGGCCAAATAAGATATTACAAAATGCACGTTTTGCTATGATACGTATTGCAACTGATGGAACAATGGAAATGTTTGCCTCACATAGAAATTTAAAAAATATGAGGAAAACAAAAATCAAATCTGCTAAAGATGTTGTAAATAAAATCAATACTTGGATTAAGAAGGTCGATGAAGAAGTTGTAACAGAAGAACTTTCAACATTTTCCAAGTTTATAACAGAGGGTCGAGGAAAACAAGGTCCTGACGCGTACGCAGCCACAGAAAAAGATAAGACAGGCCTACTACGCAAATTAATTGATGCACAAAGGAAACATTATACAGAACAAGATATTAAAAGTATTGCAAGAAAATATAAACAAAACATTGCAACTATAGAGGGTGGTAAAGATTACCAGGACTGGGATGGGGAATGGATCATCACTCTAATGAATAGCATAGAATTAACGTATGACTATAATTCCAATACTACGACTATCAGGAAGTGGAAATTTGATAAGAAAAAGGCTGAAATACATTTAGCCAAATACGGAAGCGAACACGAAACTGTACGAGATATGAAGCCTGTTTCAGGAAAAGTAAAGGTGGGTGGTTTTGAAGCGGCATTTGAATTAATGTTTGGAAGAGTTGGAAGGGGCATGTTTGAAGAAGTTGAACTTGATGAAGCAAAAGAATTTTGGGCAGTTATAGATAAAGCAAAGGGTGGTGAAGTAATGGCCATATCAAGTGATGAGAAAGGGGCAAAGTCTTCTGTTAAAATGTCTAACTTTTCAAAACATGATTATCATTTTGGAAAAGATCCAAGAACTCTGAAGATTGTTAAAGTCGCTGGGAGTTACAAAAAGGGCGAGAAAATGATTGGAACAAAATTGTCCTACAAAGAAGAAGTTGAAGAAGACGCACCCGCAAATAGTGTAGCAGCAGGAAATGTTAACTTAGATCCTTTTGCTAAGAAGAAAAGAAAAAACGCAAAAGTACAATGGGAAATGTTTGGTGGTCAGAAAGTATTTGTTGTTTCCCCAGAAAGATTTTATGATTCACGATTAGGAAAAGCAAGATATGTTAGATATGAAAAATATGTTGGAAATGATAAACTAGGAGAAACAATTAGACAATATGGGAGAAACAATCCCAAAAATTCTATTATTTTAAAGAATTCAGGAAATGGGGCAATGTTATATCTGAAATATGGCCGGAAATAAGGAATAAAAAGTATGCCAGAAGAGCTCCAATCTGTTAAGCTCGAAGTCGGTCTGTTAAAAAATGAGGTCGAAGTAAGAGGAAAGCAGATAGAGTCTCTCCTTCAAAAACTGGATCTCACCGCAGACAAACTTCAAGAACTTACAATAGAAATAAAAACATTAAATGCCCGTCAAGGGGATAATCTTAGACACACTACGACTATGAGTGATGAATTTAAAATTCTTCATACTAGAATTGGTGATCTCTATGATAAACACTTGATAATGCAAAAAGAAATAGAGCAACGCCTTGACCGTTTAGATCAATATAAATCTAAACTAATGGGTATGATTATCGTAGTGGGTGGTGTCGTTGGTACGATAGTAGCCACAGCAATAAGTGTATTTTTAAAGGACTAACATGAAAACATTCACACGGCTTAAAGAATCAAAACTAGATGATAGACTAGACAAAATTGTTAGTAATGAAATCAAGAAACGTAAACTTACAAAATTTCCAGTTAATGCTACTGATGATATCAAAATGAGAATGAAACCCAACAAACCGGCATTCAAATTTCCTTCACCAAATAGTGATATGATGATTCATGTGTTCCTCAGAAAGATGGAACCAAGCAAGGGACAGCCAAAAGGAATGATGGCATTTAATTATCAGTTAGAGGACAAATGAGAACCTTTAAAAACTGGAATGAAGCCTGTTGGAAAGGCTATAAACAAATTGGAATGAAAAAAAAGGGTGGTAAGAAAGTACCAAATTGTGTTCCAGAAGAAGAAATTGATGAAGAATCAGAATATAAGGGTAGAAAAGTTAAACTTAATAAACCTATTCGCACAAGTGAAAACCCTAATAAGAAGTTTAAGGTTTATGTAAAGAATGCCAAAGGAAAGGTTGTGGTGGTTCGTTTCGGTGATCCTAATATGGAAATCAAAAGGGACGATCCAGCAAGAAGAAAAGCATTTCGTGCAAGACATAATTGTGATGACAAGAAGGATAAGACAACCCCAGGCTATTGGTCGTGCATACAATGGAGAGCTGATGCAAAGGTAGAATCATGAAAACATTTAAAGAACATTTAAACGAAGGTATGCCGCAAGGTGCTATAGCAGGATTTAATGGCGATGATGGAGAAATCATAATTTATAAAAGGGGATCTGGATTTTATGGAGATACAGGTGAGTTTGATTTTTCAGCTAAAAATGTGAAAGAACTTAAAGCTATATTAAAAGATATAGGGGCTAATCCAAATAGACCATCCTTTGGGGAATTACCAAAAAAATGAAAACATTTAAATCATATCTAACAGAATTTACTATAAGGAGTACATCGGACATTGTGTTTGAAGTTGGTAGTCAAGGACAGGGCTCTTCAGCTTTAAAGATTCCTATCTCCGGCCCCATGTTCAAAAGAATATGGCCGGATACGATTCGTACAACAGTATTTCATGTACTGAATGCAGAATATATATATGATTTAAAAAAACTTGAAGGAAAAAAGAAGTCTATTTCAGCATTTTTCTCAATGATGGCTAAGCAGTTTGAAAGTGGTATAGCTGCAGGAGGTGGTGTTGTTGCGGAACTGGAAGCCGATGTACTTGTTTCTGCTAGAGATGATATAATGAGTCAAGTAGATAAAGGAGGCAGAAGGTGGGTTGAAATGTCTTGGTTTGAAAATGCAGCAGGTAGAGGTGATGGCGCAGGATTCCAAGCAGTAGAACGTGACCTTAATGTATTAATAAGGGATCTTGTACTAAAACATCTTGAACCAATATTAGGAGATAAAGCCCGAACCGAACCGGAATTTTATCTTTGGGCTGACATGAAAAGACATCTAAAAGATAGTAAAAAATTAAGTTTAGTAATAAAAGACTATTTTGATGGTGTAGAGAAAATTATTAAAAAGAATTCAGAGGTACTGGGTAGTATATTTTATGGTTATGCCAAATCAAAAAGACAGACAGAAAATTCATGGGATGAACAAATAGTCAATAATATTAAGATTAAAAAACTTCATTATATACCAATTAAAGTAGATAATGAAGAAGAAGATGGAAATATTGAAAATGAAGAACAACAAGAAAATATAGATGCATTTGTTGAAAAATACAGTAGTATATCAGCAAAGAGATGGGATTATTCTTCGGAGTTAGAAATTTATACAAGAAAGGTAGTGGCAAAGGAAAGGGGTAAATGAAAACTTTTAAAAAATATGTTAATGAAAGAATGCTGAGTATTCGACAAAACGTTGATCGGATGAATATCTATTGGAAAGACCTTGATCACTTAGCCTCAGATGAACGAAAAAAGAAAAATATGCAAACCAGATTCGCTATTAAAAATATTAAACTTGATAAAAAAGGTAACATCTTATCATTTGAGTCAGTTGAAGAAGAAATTGATGCACACGCAAAAGTAATGGTCAAAAAGGGAGATAGTGTAGAAGCAATTAAAAAGATGCATCCAGAAATTACTGATGATGAATTAGAAAGCCTTATGGGAAAAAAGGAAGATAGAGACTACAAAGATGAATATAAAAAGTTTCAATCATCAAAAAAGAGTTTAAAGTACAGAGCCGAATTGAATAAGTATAATAGAGACAAAGGCACATACGGTAATGGTGATGGAAAAGATGCATCACATAAGAATGGTAAAATAGTTGGTATGGAAGACCAAAGTATTAACAGAGGTAGAGCCGAGAAAAGTAGACTCGTAGGATCAAAAAGAAAATGAAAGAAGAAGAATTAATATCTATGCTAGTATTGATATCTTTCACCTTTTTATGGTTCATAGTTCTGTTTGCATTTGGATTACTTGTATATCAATCGGTGGCACATACAGATCAGATTGAACAACTTATAAAATCTATAGAATTTTTTAAAGCAATTAAATGATATCCTTTACTGAAAAAGCTGCTGATAAAATCCTGAGTATCATGAATGAACAAAAAGTAACTGATGATACAAGAGTAAGAGTTGGTGTTAAAGGTGGTGGTTGTTCTGGTTTTACTTACACGGTAGATTTTGATAGTAGAAAGAGTAAATTTGATTTAGAGTTTGAATCGTTTGGCCTTAGTGTTTTGGTGGATAAGAAAAGTCATTTATACATTAAGGATACAGAAATTGATTGGTCAAATGACTTGAATGATCGCGGATTAAAATTTAATAACCCTTCAGCAAAAGGTTCATGTGGCTGTAGGACTTCTTTCATGTACGAACACACGGAACAAACGAATGACACTAAACCAAGCTGGATGTGAAGTAAAGATAACAGAACAAGCAGCAAAAGAATTCAGAAGTATGTGTGAAGATGAAAACAAACTACTGGAAAGTTCTTATCTTAGAGTCGGTGCAAATTCTGGTGGATGTTCTGGATGGAAGTATAGTTTAGATTTTGAAGATAGTATAGATTCTAAAGACTTGACATTTGAGCAATATGATGTTATAATAGTAGTAGACAAAACAATATTGAATGATGTAATTGGTGATGTTGAAGTTGATTATAAAAAAGGAAATCTAATAGAACAGGGATTCATATTTAAAAGACTTAAATATGATCATGTCTGTGGATGTGGTGAAAGTTTTACACCGATAAAAGACATTCCTGCAGATGGAGTACAGAAACTAGGATGGCGTG